ACCTCTGGAGTTTTCCCACATTTCAGGGTGTAGAGAAGTTTATGTCTAAGAGGTTTGGTATTACCTTTCTATGAACTCTTGAAATTGCTCATCAGTCGCCATACATACTTCCACTGCACTATCAAACTCCTGTTTAGGAAAGTCATCGTCTATTCCAACCGTACTTTCAAATACATCTTGTTTACGTTTTGAACCACTGAGCGTAATGATATCATCCGGGTAATCAGACATAGTTTTCTTATACTTGTTATTTTCTCGAGTATCGATTAATTCCTTTATCTTCTTACACGTATCAGAATCACGAAGTTCCTGCATGTGGTTTTTCATCACATTCATCATTTCTTGACGTTCTTCCGCAGATAAATCCGCGCCACCCGGACCACCCTTTTCGAATTCCTTCGTTTCTTCATTTCTCTTTTCGGTCATGACCTTTAACTCATCGATAATCTCCTTCCATTCTGTAGCGTTCATTGCCTTTAAGAAATTGGGTTCAGTTCCTGGGATAAACCCACCAAACCAGCCACCCGCAGCGGAAAAAGAAGAGCAGCAGCAAAGACCTACTACAACAGCAATAGCAGCCATATTATAATGTACACAGATTATAATATGGGTGATTTAGTTCTTATGGCCTGTGCCTTCTCATCTCTCATGAGTTCAGTGGGAGGTGGAATCTATTTCTTCTTACAGGAGAAGGAAAATAGTAGGAAAGAGGAAATCATCACCGAAAAGAAAGCAGCACCTTACGTTACCGCGTACTTCGAATGCGATTATAAAGGTGACCATGCTAAATTTGGTGATGACCCTGATTTTGAAAAAGCTGATGTATCGATGGACATTCCTTTTAAATCTATCATCGTACCAAAAGGTTTTAAAGTCATCACGTATTCGAAAGTGAACAAGGGTGGTGTTAAACTAACACTCGGAGGTCCATCCGACCAAAAGTGTACAAGCGTCCATTCTCTCGAAGTTACGAAGGAGTAGAAAGTCCCTTCTTCTTAAGGACATTTTTCAGTTCGGCCATGAGTTTCGCACGCTTTGCGTTGATGACCGGGCGTCGGGGTGGTGGGGGTGGAGGAGGTGGGGGTGGAGGTGCTCCGCCTCCACCGTACGCGGTAGGAACAACTACAGTTTGACAAACTCTGATAACTTTCTGTGCATTCTTCACACTGTTCTCAAAGTTCATAGTAATTTTAGAGCGAAGTTCTTTCGCTGATAGTTTGACTCGTTTTCCCTTGACAGTTTTAGTCACGCGGAGACCGAGCTTCTTAGCTTTGTTTTTCAAGTCACGGTACTGCATCTACTGTTAACTGAGATTTTTTACTCAATAGAGAACCAAATCAAAAAAAGTTTCGATTTCACCTCGTCCAATGAGTTGAGCATAGTTCATCTCTTCTTTACTAAAATATAATGGGTTTACATTAGCTTCAAGAAACACCTTCTGTAGGGTCATACCATACGTATCCAAACGAATAAATATTTTACACAAGAAATCAAAATCTAATGTCTTTACACACATACAAAAATTCATTTTATTTACCATGTAAGACCCATCATCAGTTCGGACGAGAAAATGTTTTTTTATGTAAATATCCGTTTCATCTGTTGAGTGCAAGAGTTTGTCAAATTCCATGACACTTGATACACCTGTGACTAGTTTTCTAATAAAATCACGCTTACCTTGTGGAAGAGACATCTTAATTTGTATAAAGATAAAAAACGCACTTAGCATAAGATGAGTGAAACCCAACAATTAAGGGTTTTAATTCACAAAATTCTTCTTCCAAGGATTCGACGCCTCGAAGAAGAAGTCAATTCTCTACGAAAACACACATGGCCGTATGTTCAACACATGAAAGAACAAAACCAATTGGACGACATGGAGATGAAGGTGGATTTTCTTAAACATCTCGATGATGAGGGAATAGCAGAACTGTTACGACTTAAATCAAAATATACAGGGAATACGGGTTTCCTTTCCAGAGAATATGATATCATAACACGATTAAGAAATAATTTTTGTTAATGTATAGTAAAAGATGATTGGAAATCTTTTCAAGACTTCTGGTGAACCCATGGGTAACACCCAACTTGGATTTACCATCGCGTGTTTAGTTTGTTCTATAATGGGCATCATGGGTATCATGCGTATACCTTTCAAATCCCCTCCAATTCTGGCGGCGTGTGCCGTTTCGGCGTGCTGCTCTTCTAGTCAGACGAGTTCTCTGATTAACGATGTACAGAAGCGCGTTAAGCAGAAAAAGGCGGAAGCCGAAACTACAGAGGAACCCGCGGCTGAAAATTAAAAGAAATCATCTGTACGATACATATTCACTGTGAATGAACCAGTCTTTCCCAATACGGTGACTGTTTCATTTCCGTATAGCTCTTCACATCCGATGTCCTCCATGCAGTCTCTCGCGTTGTGGCTGACAGAAACTGGGTATAAGTTCTCACCACCGGTGGTTGTATAGTAGTGATAGCGGTCACGACGTCCACGCACCTCCTTACCATAGAGAGGCAGAGTCTCACCATCACCACTCGTGATTATACCCATCTGCTGCATGTAACCAGGTTTATACTGTTTGATAGGCGGACCCCTAAATTCGGGTTCCCTCACCGGGGGGCGACGCGTCTCCACGGGGCGGGGTGGAACGGGGACAACTTCAACCGGAACCTCTACAACCTTGGGGTTGTACCACATGTATCCGAGAACACCCACGAGTACGATAAGAGTCAAGGTCATCACCTGAATCTTCTGTCGATTCTTCATTTACTATAGTTAAGGAAAATGTTTTAGTTAAAGTTATGAAGGTCCTGGCGATTGATATAGGGTATCACAATATGGGCCTCGTTTTAGCTGAATTTGAAGATAACCCGAAAATTAACGTTCGAAAGATAAAAAAGGTAAGTTTAGGAGACTACAAATACATACAAACAAATGATATAGTGGACCTAGTGCCTTTATTTGTAGAAGAACATCAAGAATGGTTTGACATGGTTGATAAAATACTCATAGAGAGACAACCACCCGGTGGGTTTACAAATATAGAAGTCTTGTTACACTACATGTTCAAAGATAAGGTTGTTTTAATTTCACCTGTGAGCATGCATACACATTTCGGTATGAGAAACCTAGATTATGAGCAACGGAAAGAGAGAACTGTTTCTATAATGGAAAAACATATATCTGAAGAAATTCCGTATGAAAGAAAACACGACATTGCAGACGCTTTTTGTATGATTATGTATTACAATTTTAAAGTCGTCACCCACATCTTCGATAGATTCAGATATTTTCCCAAGGTATAATAAATGCCAACTACTAAACAACTCCAGAACGCTAAGAAGAAATTAAAGAAAACTCCTAAGCCTTCGGGTAATACTCCCAAAATTCCCACCGCGGCACTTATGCGCCTCATAGCCGCCGATCCTAAGATTCGACGTAACAAGGACTTCATTAAGCGTGTTCATCAGCTTTCGAAGAAGAAATAGATTTCATGTCTTCCTGAATAATAGTAATTGCGTTTGTAACACATTCAAACATATCGAATATTTCATTTGTGTTGCGTCTCTCGAGTCCTTTTTTGAGTCTCTCAATATTGTAGTCGAGTGAACGTTTTTCCTTCTCTAGATTTTGAAGTTGCTCTTCAAAATACTCTATCTTCTGATTGATAGCAAGGGTGGTATTTTCCAAATTTTTATCAAGTTTTTCGATTTGTCTCTCGTAATATTCCCTCTGTTTAGACAAAATTTGTTTCTTTACTTCCGACTCAGTTCTATCAATTTGAGAAGTAATTCTCTCTAGCTTACTTTCATAATCCTCCAACTCCTCTACATAATTTGCGTGATACAAATCACGATTGTACACAAGTTTCTTGATTTCACTCTTAAATTTGAGGTCCATGATACTTTATTTTACCTTTTTACCTTTAAGCAAATCTTTTATGTCATCGAAAAATATATCAAAGTGTCCTAGTCTATACCCAACAAAAGCCCATAAAACAAAGAAGAGGGTT